TAGCACAGGTACAGCAATGTATTTAGCTGATCAAAGTCCTAATGTAAGTTTTTATACTTTAAGTACTCCTTATACCTTAAGTACTGCTACTCTTGTACACACCCAGAGCTTTAGTGCCTTTGCAGGTGGCTTACAAATTTCAGACGTATATTGGAATAACGTAATATCTAGAACTGCAACGATTACTACAGCCCTTTCAGATTCTGGTGGTACTAGTACTGGACCTAAGAGCAATTCTGTCGTTATTACAATATAAAGGAATACAATGACTAACAATTATTTTAAGGTACCAGTAGACAAACTAGTATCACGACTACCCGATAAGTACGGATTTAAAGAGCTTAACATTAGCCAACAAGCTATGATGGATGGTCTTTCAACTAAACGAAACTGGGTTCATATATCAGCTCGTCGTACTGGTAAGTCTAGTGGTGCTGCTGTGCTAGCGCTAGCAAAACTGCTAGAGCCTAACCAGCAAGTAATTGTTGTTGCGCCTGACTTTAACCTTAGCTCTATTATTTGGGATTTTACTACCGAATTGATTGAAGCGTTTAATATTGAAACAAAGCGTTTCAATCTAAAAGATCGTGTTGTAAAACTTGTAAATGATAGCACTCTAAGACTGCTGTCAGCTAATAATAGAAGCTCACTAGTTGGTCGTGCTGCTAACTTACTAATTGTAGACGAAGCTGCACTTATTCCAGACGATGAATATTTTACTAGAGATCTTCGCCCTGCGCTATCAACCTTCCCAGATTCTCGTGCACTATTTATTTCTACTCCTCGAGGTAAGGAAAACTATCTATATAACTACTATTTACGCGGTCAAGATGAAAGCTTTCCTGAATGGGGTAGCGGACTATTTCCTTGGCACGCTAATCCTAGACTTACACAAGAAGATATTGAGCAGGCTAGACGAGCTATTCCTGAATCGCTATTCAGACAAGAATATTATTGCGAATGGGCTACTTTTGAAGGTCAGATTTATAAACTAGACGAAAATGACCATCTAAAAGATCTTACTAGTGAATCAGCTGCTTTCAAAATTACTCCAGGTGATTCTCGATTTACATTTATAGCAGGTCTTGACATGGGGTATAGAGACGCTACAGCCTTTGTAGTATTAGCTACTGATGGCAGTACATGGTTTGTTGTAGATGAATATATTGCTGAAGAGGGCACTACTAGTCAACATGCGGAAGTAATTAAGTCTATGGTTGAGTTATGGGATATCGAAAATATATTTATTGACTCTGCTGCCCAACAAACTAAAGCAGATTTAGTATACGATTATGATATTGCTTGTGAAAATGCTATTAAAAGTGTTAATGACGGTATAGCTCATGTGCAAAGTCTTATTGAACAAGATAAAATTATATTTGATATTGGTAATGCCTCTCACACCTTTAAAAGTATGACAGCTTATCGCTGGAATTCTAGAACTGAAAAGTCAAAACCTGTTCACGATTGGACTTCTCACTGCTGTGATGCTGTGCGCTATGCTATATATACATACACTAAAAATAGTGCTATTAGTATCTATGCCTAGGTATTAACATATTTCAAAAATAAAATATTTTGACTATTCCGAACATTAGACTTATAATAAATTAAGAAAATTAAAAGTGATACTCTTATGTCAGATTTGAAACGTCTTCCCGTTAAATACTTACGAGACTACATAAAAAAAGATTATAAAATACGTGATAAATGTTTTATATGCGGTTCTGTTTCTGACTTAGAACTCCACCACCTATACAGTGTTAGTGAATTGTTCGAGAGATGGTGTATAAAAAATAAAGTAAAGTCTGTTGACTCTATAGATACTATGCTAACTTTGCGAGTTTCTTTTGCCGAAGATTGTAAGGAAGAATTAAGTAGCGAAAATCTGTATACACTATGTACGTCACATCATAAACGATTACATTTTTTATTTGGTAAAAGCTATTCTAATTATACTGCTCTTAAAGTAAAAGATTGGCTTATCAAACAAAAAGATACTATGGAGATACAGTAAATGGCAAGAGGCCCACTAGGTTGGATTGTAGAAAAACTTAATCCGGTTCAGCCCTACATACAAAGTAGACAACCTTTTGCTATGCCTGAGTCTAATGTAGACTTTAGAGCTGCATACGATCAAATAGAAGTAGTACACCGCGCAGTAGACATGGTTGTTAGTGCATGTGTGGAAATACCTTTTGATATTGCAGGCGAAGGTCCGATTAAAAAAATAAGCAAGCTACTTAACGACAGACCTAATCCTTTTGAAGATAGAGTTAAGCTGCTAAGAAGAGCATATTTTGATTTACTAATGGACGGTAATGCTTTCTTTTACTATGATGGCACACACATATATGTTCTTCCAGCTAACGATGTTCAAGTTGTATCAGATCCAAAAACTTTTATTAAAGGATATACATTCTTAATTCATGGCGGTGGTTTATCATCTTATAATTCTGGGCGACAGTCAAAAGAGACTGTGATAGAATTTGGCGCTAACGAAATAATTCACATCAAAGAAGATAACGACGAAAGTATTTTTAGAGGCAAATCTAGAATAAAAAGCATAGGAAATATAATTAATATTTATAATGCTTTGTTAAAGTTTCAACGTCAATTCTTTAAGAATAACGCAGTACCTGGAGTGGTATTAACCACAGAAGCTGTTTTAAATACTAAAATAAAAGAAAGACTACTTCAAAGCTGGAGAAATTCTTACGCTACTATATTTGAAGGCGCTAGAAGTCCAGCTATTTTAGATGGCGGTCTTAAAATAGATAAGTTTAGCGAAATAAACTTTCAAAGTTTAGATTTCGAAGCAAGCATAGAAAGACTTGAGCAAGATATGGCCAAAGCAATTGGCGTACCTTATGTGTTAATGAAGAGTGGTAATAACGCCAACATAGCCGCTAATCAAGTTTTATTTTATGAGCATACCGTACTTCCTATAGTACTTATGTTTGCCAGTGCTTTTGCACATTACTTTAACTCTGTTAGAATAACTCCAGATAAAACTGTAATCACTGCTTTACAACCAGACTTGAGAACTCAAAGTCAATATTATGTAAGTTTAGTTAATGCAGGTATTATATCAGCTGATGAAGCAAGATTAAAGCTTGGGTTTAGTACTTTAAACACACCAGAAACTTCTAATATCAGAGTACCACAAAACATAACTGGAAGCGCTGTTCAACCTGATACAGGCGGTAGACCTACTAATGAAGAAGTAGATACACTACCTGAAGACAGTGTTTCTATTAACTAAGGAGCAAGCAAATATGGATAAAACATTTTTTATCACTACAGATGACATTCAAAAGAGTGCCAAAAGTAGTGACAAAACTTTAAGAATTGCTGGCTACGCTAATACAACTAGTAAAGATAGATCTGGAGATATTGTACTACCAGAAGCTTGGGCTAAAGGTGTAGAAAACTTCCGCAGAAATCCTATTTTACTTTATCAGCACGATCACGGTAAACCTATCGGTAGAGTTAGTGCTGTTACAGTAGATAAAAAAGGTATTTTTGTTGAAGCTAGTATTAGTGAGGCTGCAGAACGTCAACACGGAGTTAAAACTCTTATTAATGATGGCGTGTTAAAAAGTTTTAGTGTTGGTTTCAGAATTAAGGATGCTAAATATGATAAATTAGCTGATACTTTCTATATCAAAGATGTAGAGCTATTAGAAATTTCTGTAGTTAGTGTTCCTGCAAACCAAAATTCTTTATTCTCTGTACGCAAAACTTTTGAAGACGAAGCAGACTATGCTAAATTCAAAGATCAATTTGCAGACGATAATAAAGCCTCAGTAGAAGAATCAGCTGTTAAAGAGCTTGAAGCTACTGAAATCAAAGCCGCAGAAGATGAAGCTGAAGAAGAGTCTACCTTTGTAGAATCTGATCCTATGAAGCTAATTCCTTTTGTAAACCTTTTAAATGCAGACACTTCTAAAATCACAACTAAATCTTTTGTAGTTATTGATAAAGTTCGTTATAAAACTTCAGAAATTGCTACTGCAGAGAGCCCAGAATTTACTTTTGAAGAGTGTGACATATCAGGAAATCTAACTGGAAAATCTATTAAAGTACCAGCTATCGATATCACTGTTATTAATGCTTGGGATCTTGAAAAAGAATACGATATACTATTAAATATTACTAAAACACAAACACTAAACGACGAAGAGAAAGTTAGAGTAATTGGTAAGTTTAAAACTCTTATTAATTCAAATGAGCTAGATCTTATTCAATTAAAGAATGATTCCGAACTAGCTTCAAATGCAAAGCTACAAAGAGCTTTAAATGATTCTATCAATCTCATGAGTCAAAATTATACTGAATGGAATGACTCTCATTTCAACTTAGCTTACAAAAGCTGTATGGTTATTGAGACGCTAAAGCAGATCCCGGCGGATAGTAACAGGGATCTAATGCTAAAAGTATATGGCCATAATATACAAAACACTCTAGAGGAGAAAAGAACTATGACTACTGAAAATGTAGGTGAACCAATGAAGATCGATACAAAATCTACTGCAACTGAATCAGTTGCTAGAGTATCAGAACCTCGCGTAGCCCAACTAGTTGAAAAAGCTGGTGAGGCTATCATCAAAGCAGAAGCTGCTGAGTATAGAGCTCAAGAAACAAACTCTGCTCCAGATCCTCGCGTTATGGAAGAACTAGCTGAACTTAAAGGTCAACTAAAAGCTTATCGCGAGCAAGTAGGTGCAATGCAAACAAGCAAAATGCACTATCAGGAAAGCACTAGAACTAATGCTCAGTTCTCTGACGCAGAAAAGTCTAATGCAGTGTTCCTAGCACGCGCCCTAAACAAGCGTGACATGTTTGACACTAGACTAGGTGATCGTATGAAAGCTGTTCTAACTGACGGCAATCTAAACGAAGCATTTAGCACTAACGTGTACAACGAAATGCAACAACAACTAGTTATTGCTCCAATGTTTAACCGCATTGATGTAAATAGCAAAGACTTCCGTATTCCAGTAGCCGACGAAGACGGTTCAGATTTCGTAGCACAATTCCCAAGCGGTTCATTCGCAGCAGGAGTTAACGATTCTACTACTGTACCAACATCTCGTCAAGCTCAAATTGGTGCTGTAACTCTAAGCCCTAAAAAGTTCATGGTTGCGACACACATTGCCAAAGACGAAGAAGAAGATACAATTCTTCCACTTATCGACTTCCTACGCCAAGCTGCTACTCGTCGCTTAGCTCGTGGTATCGACAAGGCTCTTCTACGTGGTAACGGCTCTCTAAGCGCATTCTCTGCTTCTAACACTCTAACTGCAGCTGGAGCATATCCATCTGTTATTAAGGGTCTTGTAGAGCACGCTGCTGCTGTTAACGCTCTAGTTACTAAAACCGGAACAACAATTGATAAAGCAGATCCAGGTGATATCGCTGCTGCTCGCCTAACTCTAGGTAAGTACGGTCTATCTCTAGGTTCTAACCTAGCATATGTTACTTCTGTAGAAGGTTATAATAACCTAGTAACTAACACTGATTTCCAAACTGTAGATAAGTTCGGTGCTCAAGCTACTTACCTAACTGGTAGCGTAGGTGCTGTATACGGTATTCCAATTTTCATCTCTGAATTCATGGACACCGCTTCTGCAGCTGACTCTAACCTAGGTATCCTAGTTTATAAGCCAGGATTCATTATCGGTGAGCGTCGTTCAATGGAAATTGAAAGCGAATACCTACCACAACAACAAGTAACTGCAATGTACCTAAGCACTCGTATGGACTTCCAAGCCTTAACAACTGTTTCACAGGCTGCATTAAGTGCTCGTTATTCTTACGCAGGTCTAATTACTACTGCAAGCTCATAATATACAATGTATATAATACGCTAACAAAAGGTGGGGGAGGGCTGAGCCCTCCCCCTATTTACTATCGGGATACTCATGCTTAAACATCATATATGCCATATCCACTGCTTAGATCATCCTAGTGTATTTAAAGTAGTATCATATGCTGCTAAATATAAAAAACTATTTAACGGCGTAAAAATTGCCACTCTAATAAAAGTAACTCCAGAATCTGATATTTACGAAAGAGTGTATTCTATATTAACAAAGCTAGGATACGAAATTGTTACAGTACAGAATACACCTCTTAGAGAGGTAGGTCATTTTTTTAATACTAGCCTACCTATATTACTATCTAAAACATCAGAAGGGGTAGTATATTACAACCATTCTAAAGGTATTTCATATCATCCAGATTCAGAAGACGGCATAGCCACTACTCTTTGGACAGATGTTTTATATCACTACACGCTAGATTGCGCTGATAAATTTCCTTTTGAAGATAAACGATATAAAACTTTTGGATCTTGTATTATTAAAAATAAAAACTTTCTAGAGCCAAAGACTCTAGGTGAAGAGTATAGCTACTTAGGAACATTTTTCTGGATCAAGATAGAAGATCTAGCTACTAAGAAGTTTAACCCAGAACTATCTGTATTTTACCTAGAGGCTCTGCCTGGCTTAGTTAGTAAGAGCACTCAGGCTTTTAATTTGGGTCCAACCTTTAGTAAATTTGAAAGCCCATATAAGTTAGAATCTTGGGAGAAGAAAGGTATAAATTTTGGATTTCCAAACAAAAATAATGCTAATTGAAATGGCTAGACTCCAGTATATCACTTTTGATATGGAGTTTAGAGAATACACTTCCACAGGTAACTCTTTTAGTGGCGCTTATAACTTTTTTAGTTTAGAAGATATAGAGGCTCACAAAGAGAAGTCTGAAAGATATAAACAGATAGAAGCTTGGAATATAAAACATGCTAGCTTTAGGGATGCGTCCCCAATAAGACTTACTACGCATTCTATAGTGAAGAATTTGGAGAAATTAGATGGCGAACTTAGTTAGTTTAGCAGAAATAAAAGACTTTTTAGTAATAAAAGTTATTAATACCGATGAAGATGGTCGTTTAGCTAATATTGCTACCCAAGTTAGTTCTCTAGTAGAGTCTTATTGTGGAAGAATATTTGCAGCAAATAATTATACAGAATACTTTGATGGCGGAATATCATCAGTATTTGTGGCTTACCCACCTCTAAATAGGGTAGATGAAGTATCACATTTTGATGGAAAAGACTATGTAATTTTAGGCGGGCCAGGAGTTAATGGTGAGCCTATAATAACAGATGGCACTTCTCATAGCATTACTAATGTGGGAAATCCCGTACTAAGTACTCGCGTTAAAAAGTTTAATAGATCTAGTTTAAAGTTAGACGGTAGTAGTTATGTCCAGACAGATTCTACAGAAGATTGGAACTTTGGAGTTGATCCTTTTACTATAGAAACGCAAGTTAGACTTGATAATGTTGCCTCGTCACATACTATAGCTTCTAGCGGGTTAATAGCTAATAATAGTCATTGGCAGTTTGAAGTTGATTTAATAAATGGCGCTCAATTTAGAGTTATAGAAAATAACATTGTAAAGATAAATGTTTCTCAAGGTTCTAATACAGGGTATAGTGCCAATCAATTCTACCATATGGCAATAGTTAGAGACAACACTACAATTAAAATATATAGAAATGGAACTAGCATAGCATCGTTAACCACAGCTAACTCAATACCTAATTTTAATAATGGCATATTTGTTGGTAGCGGCGCACATAGTTTGACTGGATATCTAGACGATTTTAAGATTAGCCATATAGCAGAATATACCTCTAACTTTACTGCTCCTACATACCCTACTAGAATAGACGAAAATACTAAACTAATGCTTCGTTTTGATGGGGCGAATAACACAAATGTTATAGCTGATGTATCTAGACGAGTTAATCAGTTTAGTTTCTATCCAGTAACTGGTGAAATAACTTTTAATACTGGAAATGGCGGCGGAACAGAAGCGCTTGGATTCTTTAGGCCTCTTAAGTTTTATAACTATCCTAAAGGAGTTAAAGTTACTTATAATGGGGGATACACTACAATACCTAGCGATTTAAAGCTAGCTACGCTTGAAATGGTAAAAGTTATATATAAAGGCAGATCGGGTAGCGAGAGTGTTAGAATGCAGGGAGAAGATATTAGCAGCCATAAGCTGTCACTAGATGGGTTCCCGCCACAAGTTAGAAGAGTTTTAAATCTATACAGGTTGATTGAATAATGTCTAATATTAGATTATCTGTACTTTCATTTAATAAAAATCCCGCACTATTACGCGTTTATCAATCTTATATAGAAGCTGCAGATGAAACATCTAGAAATAGATTACAACAAAAACTAGAGCGAGTAATAGGTGATAAGTTATACGGTGCTAAAAAAGTAGCAGGAAATCCAAGGCTAATACCAGACTGGTATATTGATCAAAGTGACGCCGCTCTAGAAATTACTAATAAACTTGGGATATTTGAGAGAGATGCTAAATCAGGTATACTAGAAATTGAAGCCAAACTCCAAAGAAGACTTACAGAATCTAGAACCACTACTACTATCGGTTCAGGAGTACTAAATAATAGTATTATAAATGAGATACTACAAAATAAAGGTCAAGTAACTACTAACAACGTAGAGCAAAAGATATTTAGGCAACTACGAAGAATTAAGTCTGGTACTAATCTATTTAATTTCTTAGCTAAAAATGCAGTTTCTACTATACACGAACCTGCATATCAAAAATCAAAAAACTTAACTATCCTGTCTAAAACGTCTGGTAGCTTATTAGCTTATCAAATATATTTTCCAAGAGCTAAATTTAAAGCTCCTATCTTCGGTAGTTCTATTGGCTCTGATGGCACTATTAGTTACTTTTTACAAACTAGTTTTGAAAAACAACTTGTAGCCGCAGCTTCCAAAGCTATGATGGCTGTTGATGTAGAAATTATACGCGAGCAACAAGATCTTGCTAAAACTATAAAACCTACAGATATAAGCTTTAGTAAGCCAGCTAAAGGTAGAAAAACTAAACCAACTGAAACTATTGACATGATATATTATTCTACTAATAGTATACCTATGTCTAGAGGTATTCCTAAAGCGTCTGTCAATCTTCGATTGCCCGCAGATATTGAAGATAAAGACTTTGACACTCCTAGAGACTCAGTACTTGATATAACTAGAGCAGTACAAGCTAAAGTAAGAAGTAGAATGAGACGTGGAGTAGGTAAACCTCGCCCTCCTAAGCTATATGAACGTACCGGAACTTTTAGAGGAAGTATTCGTGCTCATTTTGTTGAGCGTCAAAATACTGTAGACTATTCTTATATACCTTATTACGATAGACTAGAACGTTCCGGCTATCAGGTTAATAGATTAGTAGAAGATTCTATTAGATCGGTAGTTCAAGCCAAGTTTAAACAACAGGCAACAACTAGAAGAATAAATCTTTAAAAAATTAAAATTTGCCAATTATAGTTCTGCGTGCTATACTTAAGAAAGAATAGAGAGATGTCCAATCGTTCCGATATAAATGACTTTATCGTAAGCCAATTACGAAATATAAACGGTAGAACGTCTCCGTACGATTCTACATACAATTTTAAGACGTCTTTACATGAAAATGTATACAGAGGAATTCGATTCTTAGATGAGATAAACGATTTCCCTTCTATATATGTATCTACAGGACGAGAAGTAAGAAAGTTTAATACTCAAGGAAATATAGAGGCTAGGGTAGAAACAACATTACGCTGTTACTTGTATGGAGATGATACAGTTAATCAAATTAACGATCTGATCCAAGACATAGAACACGTTATTTATAATTTAAAGTTTCAACCATCTCTACAAGTATTTGATGTTAGCATTACTACAGCTTTAACAGACTCTGGGTTGCTAATACCATATGGAATGGCCGAGATATTTCTTAGTACTCGTTTTGAAATTTTTAAAATCTAAAGGAGAAAGCTAAAATGGCTTCATCACTAAACCTTCAAAGAAACTCTGAAGTTTACATGTCTACCGTCGACCTAGCCGGTGGAGATACAGGCTCAGATATGACACCTACAAATACCTGGAGAATAGAAGTACTCGCCGGTTATGCAGCAAGTCAATCAGCGGCTACACAAGATATTACATCACTGGAAAGTGGTCTAACTCCTGACCGCGGTACCCAGCGCTTTAACACTGCAATCAATCCAACTGAGTGGAGTTTCCAGACCTACTTACGCCCAACTGGAGTTACAAATACTAGCGGAGGCACAAACGTAGACCCTACAGGTAACTCACAGCCACTAGCAGACTGGTTCTTATGGCAGGCACTTCTATCTAATACTGCATACTCAGCAGGAACAGGAGCTTCTTCAGTTCTGCAGTCTGTATGGCAGACTAATGGGAAGTTTGCTCTAGCAGCTCGTGCAGCATCAGGTAACACTCGTGCCCACACTTCTAACATGGCTCGCGCAACAGAATATAATATGTACCTAAAAATGGATAACGTAGTATATCAAGTTCAAAACGCTACTGTTAATGAAGCTTCTATTGATGCCGCCATTGACTCTATCGCTATGACCAGCTGGAGCGGTTTTGGTACTGATTTTATCGAACTAACAAGTACCGCACGTAACGACTTTATTGACGTTGTTGGTGGAGTTAAGAATGATGGAAGTTCTGTAACAGCAACTCCATCAGTTGACTCTAATACACAAGCTTCTGCATATCACAGTTATGCAAGATATAACGTTGCTGGAACTACAACTACAAGCGCATTCATTCAGAACCGTTTAAGTGCTATTGAAGTAACCCACACACCAGCAGGTCAAGCTTCAGATACTTACACATTCCCAGTAACTGGACTAGGATTTACATATTCTAACGCACTAACTTATCTAACTCCAGAAGAACTAGCTGCTCTAAATACTCCAATCAGTCAGTTTACTGGATCTAGAACTATCACAGGTAACTTTACTGCTTACCTACGTTCTGGCGACGATGAAAGTGCTCAGTTCCTACGTAATATCTCTAACGATTCTAGAACAAGTATCGCACAAGCAAGTACTGCTAACCTAAAGATTGGTGGTTCTACAGCTCCGTTCGTTGCGGCTTACATGCCTGCTACTCAGTTCAACTTCCCAACTCACACTGTGGAAGATATCATTGGTATCTCTGTAGAATTCTTAGCTCAAGAACCTACAGCTAGCCGTGGTACTGGTAGCGAATTAACACTAGTTGTTTCTGCCGCATCTTAATAATTGAATAAACTACGCTTGAGGGGGCGTAGTTTATAAAAATGCAGTTGGGTAGCTACCTCAGCAAGCTATTAGATCTCCCCTCACTAATAGTAAGTTGGATATGGTAGCTACCCTTTTTTATAATAGAAATGAGAGGAAAATATGAGTTTAATTAAAAATTTAATGGTAACAGAAAAGGTTACCGAAGTAGAGTTTCCAGATATTGACGGATTTGTAGTTCATGTTAACTATGTTGGCCGTGACAAAATGATGAAAATTCGTAATAGCGCACTAGTATATAAGTTTAATAAGCGTACTCGCCAGCGTGAAGAAGAAGTAGATAATGATAAGTTCCTAGAAGCTTATACTGAAGCTACTATTAAAGGTTGGAAAGGTCTAACTGTAAAAGGACTAAGCCAGCTTATTCCAGTAGACACTTCTAAAATGGATGCTAGTAAAGAAATTCCTTACACTCCAGAAGACGCTCTTGACCTAGTTAAAAACTCTACTATTTTTGATCAATTTATCACTGACACCCTAAATGATTTTGATAACTTTGAACAAACTAGAAAAGAAACTCAAGAAAAAAACTAAAAGACTTCCTCCGCAATCAACTTCATGGCGGAGGGATGTCAGCTGACCAATACTACGCTATGTGTGAACAAATGGGGTGGGAGCCAAGAGAAGATGAAATACCAAAAGATATTGGCTCTCTCCCATTTAATAGTCAACTAGCTGTTTTATTTTTAAACCTACTTCCAGATCGTTGGGATACTACTGGTGGTGGATGGTTAGGAAAAGATTTTGCACCCTTAGAAGCTTTTATGAACATACATGAGGCGCAAGATAGAAAAGAAATCCTTGATTTAATACTAATAGCTCATAGCGTACTAGCTGAACACTATAATCAGCAAAAGAAAGCTAGAGATTCTGCAGGTAAGAACAAGGCAAGAGTGAGATAAGGTTTGGCTTTAATTAAGAATATAATTCAGACCCAGTTTACTAGTACTGGATCTGGCGCAGTAAATAAACAAGTAGAAACTTTAAATAAAAATCAAACCCGCCTAGCACAGAGTAGTGCTAGCGCGGGTCGCTCTTTTGCTGCGCAATCACAAGGTTTAGGTGGTTTAGTTGGTGCCTATGCTGGTGCTGCTGCAACTACATTTGCCCTACAACAAGCCTTCTCAAAATTAGCTGCTGCTGCTCGTGCTGAACAAACTCTAGAAGGTCTTAAAAGCTTAGCCACTGCTAGCGGTGAGTCTAGTTCTATCTTGCTTAAAAATGTTCGTGAAATAACTAAAAACCAATTAACACTTGCAGAAGCCGCACAACAAATTAACCTTAGCTTAAGTGCTGGTTTTGACCAAAGACAAATTGAAGGACTAGCTACTGTAGCTATAAAAGCGTCACGCGCGTTAGGACGTGATTTAACTGACGCTTATACTCGTGTTATTCGCGGTTCAGCTAAGTTGGAAACAGAACTCTTAGACGAACTTGGTATTTATACTAAAATTGGACCATCTACTCGTGCTTATGCTGCTGCCTTAAATAGATCAGCAGAATCATTAACAGAATTTGAACGTCGTCAAGCATTTGTTAATAGCGTTATTGCAGAAGGAAATAGAAAATTCTCTTCTATAAATACTACTATACCAACTTCCGCAGAAAGGCTAGAAGCTTTTGGCGTTAAGATTGTTGATGTAGCTACGCAAATGGGTATTCTCTTAGCTAACTATCTAGCTCCATTGGCTGACTTCTTAACAAATAATTTTGCGGGTAGCTTAGCTGCAGTAGGTACACTGCTTGCTTTAATTTCTAAGACAGCCGTAGGCGCTTTAGGTTCGGCTATAGGTAAATTAGAAACTAAAATTGAATCTTTTACTAGTAAAACTAGTGGTTGGCTAGCTAAAAATGGTGGGGACTGGCAAGGGTATTCAAAAAAAGCTCAGGAAGCTATGCAAAGCGTAAATACTCAAATGCGTGGATTAAACAAAGCAGAGCAAAGCCAACTTTCTGCCTTACGTGAAACTTCTAAACAACGCGCACTAACAAGTTCCGAGCTAAAATCTGCCAATGACATTTTGAAAAAAAGAGAAGATAGTTTAACTACCCTGACAGCTACTCAGACAAAAGAATTAGCGGTTCTTACGGCTTCACGAGCGGCAGGCAAGCTATCACAAGACCAAACTAAAGCTCTAGATACTACTATAAATAATTTAACTAAAAGACTCGAAATAAACCAGGCTATACTTGCTAGTACAACTGCTCAAACTAAACTTTTTGGAGCTGCCCAAGCTGCTACCGGGGCTAGAATAGCAGCAGTTACTGCTACAGTTGCTTCAGGATTTAGTACTTTAGTAGTAGGAACAGTAAGTGCTGGTAGAGCTTTACTTGGTCTAACATCAGGTTTTCTTGGGGTTGTGTCAATTGCATCTTTAGTTGGTAGTTCTATTGCCGGATTAATGGGTAAACAAGAAGCTTATAACGCCTTACTAAAAGAAGGGGCACTAGCTTTAGGAGCATTCTTTAATCCTGGGGCTGGAAATAGTACTCAGGAATCTTTTAATGCATTAGCTGCTGCTGCCCTAGAAGATATGTCTAAAGTAGACGCTACACTAAGAGACATAGATACTTTTAAGATTAAAGATAAAGTTTTTGGTATAAGCGTTGATGTAGAAAAAACAAAAGAAGACTTAGTACGCGAAGTTGGAGCTATTTTTGAAGAAGTAGCAAAAGACGGACAAAAGACTTTTACAGAGAGTTTTGCTTCTGGTAGTGCTGCTACAGGCGGATTATTAGGTTATATTTTTGGAGGTTCTATTATTAGAGGGATTGCCTCTTTTGTAACAGCTAGAGGATTAACAATGCTTGGCGGAGCGCTTGGTACTGCTTTTGGGGGTCCTATTGGTACTGCTGTTGGTGCGGCTATAGGTGCAGCAGCAGGTGCTGCTTTTGAGTACTATTTCTCAAAAAGCTTAGACGATTTAGATCCTCAGGCTTTAGAAGATGCACTAATTACTGTTGGTAGAAGGGTTTATAATGACCCTGAAGCATTTGCAGGTATAAATGAGACACTAGCACAAGCTCTATATAAAATAGAAGAACAATACGGAGCATTAGCAGAAGCTTCTTTTGCAGGTAGAGAATATTATAGAATTATGGTACAAGTGGCGGAAGCCATTGGAGACTCTTCTAACAACCTAGAAATATTAACTGATCTATCAAAAGCTTTAGGAATTTCTATTGTAGATTTAAAAAAGAATTTTACCGATCTAACAAGCGGCAATGGCAACATTCAACTTATACCTAAATTAGATATACCAGATATTAGCCTACCTGCGTTAACTATTACTATACAAGATGAAAAAGCTGTATTAAGTAGACTAGCTACAATTAGTGATATTGCAAATGAGTTAGCGTCAAGCTATTTTATAACTCCTGAACAAACTAACTCAGTTTTAACGTTATCAAATGCTATTGGTGATTTGGCTGCTATAACTCAAACAGCTAGTACAGACATATTACTAGCTAATAATAATTTACAATCTTTTCGTAACGCTGTTGATGATGGGTCTATAACCTTAGAGAAATTTGCGGAAAATGAAGCAGCTGTATCTAAGAGTTTAATTAGAGCCGGTGCCGCATTAGATGTTGCTAAAGATAAATTAGCCGAATTAAAAGATCAAAGAGCTGCCGCTGAAGAACTTGGTATACCAACACAATTATTAGAAATACTTAATGAGGAAATTAGGTTACAGTCAAGTATAGTAGCAGAAATATCTAAAGGTATTGGTGCTACTCAAGAAAGACTTGGAATACTACTAACAGAGTCCCAGGCTCTTAGAGATCAGTTAAAGATTAAAGAGAACATAACAACACTATTTGATGCAGAATTAAAAACTAAATTAGATCTTCTTGCTGTAGATCAGGCTAGTGGAGCTTTAGCTGCTACTTCTTTTGAAAAAGATTTGGCAAGAGCTGCTTTTTTACAAGATATATTAGAAAAAAATAAGGAGTCATATGACGCTAGACTTAAGTTCGAAACTGATGTAAACGAAGTACTAAAGGCCGCCGGTAAGGATCAAATAGGATTACAATCTGAAATATTCTCACTAGTTGGTAATACTGGACAAGCTCGTTTAGCTGAGATAGACGCAGCCTACGGGTTAAATGGTGCATTATCTAGCCTTAATACCCTTTCTTCAGATGCATCTGAAGAAGCTAATAACTACAATGACGCATTGAAAGTTGTTAAGGTAACTGCTCTAGAAATATATGAGGCACTACGTAAAGGCACTGAAGAATTTGATAAACAACTTAAGCAAGTAGAAAGAGATATTTCTGAATTTGTAGCTGAAGATAGAATAGTAAAACTAAGATTAGAAGCTGAAACCCTAAACTTAAATTATGAAGCTGTACAAGCGCAATTAGATGCACAGATAGCTTCTCTACAGTCTCAAATAGATATAGTTGAGGCATTAGCAGATTTAGATAATTTTGCTACTGTAGACTCTATTGTGGCCGAGGTTAACGCTGCTCTAGCAAATACTAAAGTTCAAGTTGAGGTACCGAAAGAACTTCAAAATTTAAGCGCAGTAGAAGCAGCTAAAACTGTAACACAAAAGCAATATGAAATATTAGCTTTACAAATTGATGCAGAAAACAAGCGCTACTTAAATGAACTTCAAAATATAGCTATTGAAAAAGATATATTAAAACAAGAATACGCTCTAGAAGTGTCTAGAAGAGAAGCCGAGAAACAATCTAGATTAGCAGAGATAGAAGTTCAAAGAAATAATTTAACAGCCTTAGCTAGTACCTATGTTAAAAGTCTAACACAGCAAGAAGGCATAAATCAAATTTTAGTAGAAGGCTTAGCTAGAGTATTTTCTGAAGGAGCTTCTAGAATAGCTCTTGCAGTGGGCGCTGCGGCTCCTCCTGGTATAGCTGTTCCTAAAATGGGGCTGGGTGAGGCCGCAATAGCAGAAAATATTACAGCAGCTGCAAAGGCTTATGCTCCAGCATTTGATAAATTAACATCATCTATTGAAGATTTTTATTCTAAAACTGCCTATGCAGCTGCAGAGAATCATGCGACAGCATTAGATAATTTTGACGAGCAAGCAGATGCTGCTGCAGCTGCTCATGCAGCTAACCTAGAAGGTTTTAGAAACGATGGTATAGCAATTGGTATTGCTGGTCGTCAAGCATTAAAAACTATTGCAGATGAAAATGCTAAACAAGCCGAAGACGATGCAAAAAAGCGTGCCGAAGCTTTAGAAGAAATGCAAAAGATTATAAATGAAACCGGAGAAAAGATAAAAGAACTCACTAAGCAATTAGCTCAGCAAATTTTAGATACTCTTGGAGGAGTTGTTACTTCTGTTATGCAGAAAAAAGTTGATCTTTTAGCTGCTCAAGAAACTATGATTTCAGATACATTAAGTCTTATATCTGCTAAAACAGAAGAGGCAAGTAATAAGTTACAACAAACTTTAGAAAAAGAAAACTCACTAAGAGAAGAGGTCGCCTCTAAGACTGAGGCTGTAAATAAATCTTATACTGATTTTATTGACGCTTTAGTAAGCAGTGACGGTAAAATACAAGAATCAGGTAAGGAATATGTTTCAAGACTATTAGAACAAAAAAATTCTATAATGGAATTGAATAAAGCAGGATCTGCTAGAATAGCTCAAGAAGGAGCTGCCAAAACTCTAGAAGAAATGAAAATAGATTTAGAGAAGCGTTTAGAAGAAGTAACTGCTAATCGCATTAAAGCAGACGAAAAACTACAAAAGACACAAGAAACTTTATCAGTTTTGAGTGATCTACTTAATAGTAAATTTACTCAAATGACATCTACCATAACTCAACTTTCTCAAGCTATAGGAGCTTTTAATTCTATGGGTGGAGTAGGTGGTGCTGCTGGGATCGGTTTTCAACCGATTGTAAATAAATTTGCTGACGCAGTTAAGCAGTTTAATAAAGCTGCCGAAACAGCGGGTACAGCCTCTAAACAAAGTACTGAAGCAAGTACCAATATTGCAGGCGCAGGTAAGAACATAGCAACAGCGTTTAATCAAAATGTTGTTAAAGCTATGGACCTATTTGGTGCGGCTTTAGATGGTTTTAATCTTGGATCAATGATAGGGCAGCTAACTGGTGATATGGGTATGGGAAGTTCTATAGGCGGCGCTATTGGCGGCATAGTATCTGCTATACCAGCCTTTAGTAATGCAATAGCTGGAGCAATAACTGGTGCTCTTGGAAAAGGATTTTTTGCCACAGCATTAGGTGCGGCAATCCCAGTATTAGGTCCTATCATAGGCGCTTTACTAGGTGGGTTATTTAGTAAAAAACCTAGAGGACAAGCTCAGGGCACATTAACTTCTGAAGGCTTTGAAACTACTAGTATGTCAGGTAGAAAAATAGATGTTAAAGCTTTAGCTAGTATAGCTGAAGCGTCTCTTACTGGGGTAATATCTTCTTTAGCAGCTGCAGGCATATCGTTTTCTGACACTGTTAATACAAGCATTAGCTATTATAAAAAAGGAATTAACGGTGCAACCTTAGAATTTGCTAACGGTTTTAAAGCATCGTTTGAGGGTGGTACTGCCGAACAGGCTGGAAAATTCTTTGTAGATTCTTTCTTTCAGGGATTAAGGATTGGCAGCTTAACTATTGACGAATCTATGCCGGCAGCCGATAGAATCCAAGCTGCTATAGATAGATTTGCAACTCTAGCAGACGTAGCTGAAAAAACAGCTGAAAGACTTGATAAAGCTATTCAATTTGCTTCTGAATTTGATACTTCATTAGCAGAACTAAGCGGTACTGGTTCTTCAGTTGCACAAATATTTAAAGCTATAAATAATGCTGCATTAGCTAATGCAAATAATGTAGGTAGATACTATTCTGATTTCTTAGCAGACACTAAAGAAGTATTTGGTGAAGCTAGTTCTGAGTACGAAGAAGCATATAATTCTGTAGTAGATAATGCTTTAGCTCAAATAGGTTTGGCTAAGGACTTAGAAGGTAATATTATTTCTGTTGCAGAAGCAATGAAAGGTTTAAATGTTGGATCTATCATAGTTAGAGAAGCTATTGCTAACATACAAGCTTTTAGCACTGTACTTGAAGAATTAGAAATACCTGATGTAGATACTATTATTACTCAAGCTATAAATGCTAAATTAACTACTTTAGTAACTGACGTTGGGGATGCTTTATCTAGCAGTATAGAGAAATTAAAAGAACCAACATATGCTGCTGCATTTGAGCTTAGAGATATGCTGGAAGAAAGTGCTGCTAGAATATCCGACTTACAAGGTATCTATGACCAACTTAATAAGGAAATTGGAGAAGGCACAAATGTAAATGCTGATATAGTTACAGGCGCCGCAGATAATATTGCTAAAGCTACAGAATTAGCTGCCTTGCAAGTTGACGCCTACATAAATACTCTTGATAAATCTGGCCTAAAAGCTATCATTACTAATGAAGCATGGGGTAACGCGGCGGCACTAGCTGCCGCGGAAACTCGTTTAGCTACTATACTAGAGTATGAGCGTATCCAAGCTATAGTAAAATTTGTAGAGGTTAGCAGAAATTTTAGAAAGAAATTAGCTGAAATATCAGGCCAAATGGTAGACATTTCAAAGATACCTATTTCATTTACTGCCATAACTGATGTTATGAAAGCATTTGACCAACAAGTAAGTACTAGCTTAACTAATAGTTTTACAGGTTTTCTTAATAGTATAGGTAAGGGAGAAGACATTACAACTAACTTTGAAGATGCTATAACTCTACTAAATGATAATTTTATTAGTGGTGAATTAGATAGTATTGCGTATGCAAATGGTCTTGAAATGCTACAAGAAGTATCGGTTTCTGTGTTAGAAGAAATTAAATCTATGGTAGACGAATATGAGTCTCTATTAAATCAAATTGCAAACTCCTATACTGACTCAAAAAATACTGTTATATCAGCCATTCAACAATTAGGTGAAGATCTTATATCTTTAACTCAAAACATAACAGACCAAACTTCAGAGATTTTAGGTATTTATGACGATACTCTAGCTAGCGTAGCGGAATCAGGAAATGAATTATTTGATTTACGTGACACAGCTAAAGAAGCATTTTCTACTGCAGCTAAAGCTGTTGCAGAATTTGAAAAGAGTAATAAACTTAGTGGAAAATCTTCTGCAGCACTACGTGGAGAAATTGTAAGTGTACAGTCACAATTAGATCAGTTATTAGCTGGAGGATCTTTAGATTTTGCTGGATTTGCACAGTTTACAGAATTAAGCGCTAAGCAAAATGCCTTAAAGAAAGAACTTAAATCACTTGTCACTGTTGAAGCTGAATATGAAGCTTTACTAGCTACTAGAAGTAGTAGTCAAGAAGATTTAGCATTCGTAGAAGCTACTCTAGCTACGTTAAATGATGAACTAATAGATACTCGTGTAAAAGAATCAGATATAATTAAAAAAACTAAAGATTCAACACAAACTTTTCTAGAATCACAACAGGATCTAAGAACAATAACAGAACTTCTTTCAGAGTCTAATTTTAATTTAAATCAGGTTAGAATTGATGAAGAGTCTGTGATAAATAGAATGAGAGCTGCGTTAAACGAGTTTAATAGAGATACTACATCTTTAACAGAAATACTAACTGTTGTAGGAGGCGTAGCTGGTGCTGCACTAAGAGATTCATTTATTGAGGCAGCTAGACAAAATGCTGAAATTATGTTTGCAAGTTTAGCTGATCCAATAAGAAATCAAGAAGTAGCCACAGCTGTACAAGGAGCTTCTGATGCTTTTACACAACTTGAAAATTTAATAGGTAATATAGCTTCTTATTTCCAACCAGCAAATGCTATATCTCAAAGTTTAATAACTGTTAGTAATGCTAGCATAGCGCTAACTGATAGATTTGAAGAATTTAGTGATGACTTAGTAAGATATTTAGATCAAGAAGGACTTTCTCAATTTTATGGTCAAGGTGGAATATTCTCACAATTTAGGGATTCCCTACTTACTACTCTACAAACAGATGGATTTGACGTTCTAACTGCTTCTGGCGGGCCTATGGAATCATTTAACCTAAACTTAATGACCATAGGTACTGCTATAAATACTCTAACACAATCTGGAAATTTCTTAAATGTAAGTATACAAGCGGTTGAAACTTCTTTTGGTAATTTAATTTCTGCTGTAGGTACAGACCTAGAAGGATTAACTAGTGCTTTTGTAGGCCTTTCAGTAGTTAATCAAACAATTGGAGATATAGAAACTGCTGCACTACAACTTATATTAGAAGATGTTGGACAAATTGGAATAGCTATGGATAGTCTCGGCAATTTAGATGTAAATTTAGATGCATTTACATCTTTAGACGAGCTGTACGGATCTATACTAGTAGTAGAATCAACATTAAATAATATAAATTTTGAAGTAGCTGCAACAAGTGCTGTTAATTCTATAACTAGTGCTATAGAAGTAGTTAATAGCAGTATACAGGAAATAAATATTGACCCTGCAACACAGAATATAATAGGACAAGTAAATTCTTTTGTTACTGCTATTAATAGTACTTTACAAGCAGTTAATATAAATGTAGATACTACAGGAATTGTTAATTCTGTAACTACTGCTCTAAGCACTCTTAATAGCACGTTACAAGCAGTTAATATAAACGTGTCTGCTACCAGTGCTGTTAATTCTATAACTACTGCCATAAGTACTATTGATAGCACTTTACAAGCAGTTAACGTTCAAGTAGGCACTACAGGGTTTGTTAACTCTATAAACACTGCCATAAGTACTATTAATAGCACTTTACAAGCAGTTAATATTAGCACGGCTGCAACAAGTGCTGTTAATTCTGTAACTACTGCCATAAGTACTATTGGTAGCACTTTACAAGCAGTTAATATAAACGTGGCTGCTGCCAGTGCTGTTAATTCTATAACTACTGCCATAAGTACTATTGATAGCACTTTACAAGCAGTTAATATAAACGTGGCTGCTGCCAGTGCTGTTAATTCTATAACTACAGCTATAGGGGTGGTCAATAGTGCCATAGAAGAGTTAAATATTGATGCAGTATCAAGTTGGGTGTTAGGCCAGATAAGTACTTTTATTAGCGCTATCAACAGTGATCTACCTGATACTAATATTAGTGTTAGGGCTAATCAAATTATAGGGCAAATTGTTACTGTTATTAGTGCTTTAGACTCTGGCATATCTAATATAAATTTTGATGTAACACTCGGATCAGCTGTTCAAGAGATTATAAATATACAAACTACTATTAATAGCGCATTAAATGGTATAACTTTTGGTGTTAGTATAGCTAATATTAATTCTACAATAGCAAGTATACCAACATCTATTAACACTCAATTAAATGGCGTAAATTTTACTGCTAGTGTAACTAGTCTTAATGCTAGAATAAGTAGTATGCAGACATCTATCAATACTCAATTAGATGCAGCAACTTTTGCTACTAATATAGATAACTTAATATCTAGAATAACGGGTATAAGAACAGCTATTACTACTCAATTAGACGCTACAACTTTTTCTCCTAACGTACCTAACTTAGTATCTAGAATAAATCAGATTGGAGTTCTTACAAATACTGGACTAGACGCTGTCAACTTTACAACTAGTACAACTAACTTTGTTAACAGAATAAATGGAGTAGGGTCTGCCATAAATACCTCGTTAAACGCTTCAACTTTAACAAATATAAAAGAAACTTTTGATGCGCTATTAGCTGTATTCGACACAGGAGCAAATACTTCTATATCAAACTTTAAGACATCTATTGATGCTTTTAAAGACTTAACCCTTCAAATAAATAGCGTGACTGGTTTAGCCGCTCAAATTAATGCTTTATCTAATCCTACTACAGGAGCTACTGCGACTCTTATTACTAGATTTAAAGATTTACAAACACAAATTCAAACGTTAACAGGTACTACTGGAGTAGAGGCTCTAAGAACTCAAATAACCAAGATAGCAACAGATTTAGCTACTGCATGGGGTAAGGTAAAATTAGAAGTTGATAAGTTAGATACTGATATTAGTGTTACTGTGGCTAGTACTCTTTCTAGTACTGATTCAGCTACTCTAAAGAGAATTGCTGATAATTCTGGTAAGGCTAAAGTTCTAGATAAGTCAGGTTTAAAATATACAACAGTTGCGTTAGCTGAAGGGGGTCCAGTATCTGGCCCAGGTACTAGTACTAGTGATTCTATCCCTGCAAGACTATCTGACGGAGAATATGTTATCAAGGCTTCTTCAGCTAAAATTATAGGTAAAGATATTCTATCTATGATAAACTCTGGAGCTAGTATGGAAGAAATTTTTTCTAAATTAGGTAGATACAACGATACAATGGTGGCACATATAACACCAGAAGAAGCTGAGATGCTAAAACGTGCTGGTGGTAGCGGTACTAGAAACCCTCGTACTGGTCTATATGAATTTTTCAATCCTGAAGCAGGTGCTTTAGTATATGGTGGACTATTTGATGCAGAAGAAAAAGCTTACCTAAATACTGCATATGGCACAGATGCAAATGCGGCTAATACTATGTATAAAGATGGTGCGCATTTCGGAGCTGTAGCTTCACTTGCTAACAGTAAGAACAGTTATCAACGTGGATTCTTCACAGTAAACCCTCTTGCAAAAGATTACGGTCTTAAGACTGAAGATCTGTTTGATAGTACTGGGTGGGCTACCGAAAGAAAAAGAATAAACGCAGTACATATGGGTTTAAATGATATGAGAAATGCTAGAGAAAAGAATTTAATTGGTGAGTTAACTTCTGGATATGGTGGTAAAATTGAAAAGAAGAAGAAAAACTGGCTTAATGCAATATTGGGAGCAATTGTCGGAGCTATTTTAGCAGTTGTTACCGGTGGTCTTAGTCTAGTTGCTGGAGCTGCTTTAGGCGGAGCCGCCGGCCTTGCACTAACTAATAACAAGCTATCTGTAGGCGCTGTGGCGGACGGCGTAACTGCTGGATATAAGGATAGCAATAACTACAGTGTTGACGCAGACAGAGCTAATAAAGTACTTGCAGAAGGTAAGCTACTTAAACAATTTGATAGATCCAGTAATTTAAATCTTAGATCTCCTGCAGTGGGCAATAGTGCTCTAGGTTCTGGAGACGATAGTACTAGCCAAGATTATTTTGCAAAGACAGTAGATAAACTGAATAGCATAGATCCTCTTTTCTTTGATTTTTATATGTTAGGGGATGCTAAACGTGCTCAAGCTGCTAAAACAATATATGGTAATATAAGTGCCTACGATAAAATAACTAGTGATAATCGCGCTTATGGTGGTCTAGTAACAAAATCTGCACAAAAAGGTATGCTAGGTAAGAGAGACTCCGTCTCTGCAATGTTAGAGCCTGGAGAGTTTATACTTCGTAAACCTATAGTAGAAAAACTTGGTATAGATACCCTAAACAAAATAAATGCTGGAAGCGGGGATTTTGGTGGGGATGTAAATGTAGAAGTTAATATTACTAATAATGGAACTCCTGTTAACGCTATTGCAACACCTGTAGTAAGACGTGAAAACGAAAAGATTATTGTTGATGTTATACTTGAAGATATTAGAACTAACGGACCTATTCGTCAACAAATTAGGAGTATAAGATAATGACCGCCTTTCCTACGAATGCTACATATACCTATAATGCTATAGTTTATTCTATGGTTAACAGACGACCTGATAGAAACTATGTGTATGTTCAGTCATTTGATAATGCCATTTTTACATCTCAGGGCGGGTATGAACGTAGAAGACAAATATCTCGTAGACGCAAACGTACTTTTAACTTTGTATTCAACAATATTAGAGGAGTTTATAAAGAGGCAATAGAAAATTTTTATAATTCTAGGGGAGGAACCTACGAATCTTTTGAATTTGATTTGTCATATGCAGGGCAATCTGGTACAATGATATCAAGATTTAGTGGGGACTTAAATATTACTCAAGTAATTGCAACAGATAACCCACTTACTGATATTTACAACGTAACTTTTACAATACAGGAAGTATTTTCATAATGTCTACAAGAGCGTATGACTATATAGTACAACTATCAGATACTGCCAACTTTTCAGTTGGAAATATTGTTATAGGTCAGTCCAGCAATACTGTAGGCGAAATTATAGCTATAGAGTCTGCTAATCTTAAGATTAGACTTAGCAACGTATACTTAGAGTTTATTAACGGTGAAAGGTTAATTAGCAATTCTGCTATATTATACTCTCAGAACACTTTTATAGATCATTCTGCTAGCATTAATGGAAGTATAAATGTATTTGCTACTCCTACTTCAGTAGATTTAAGCGATACTATAACTGTGTATGTAGACGGTTTAGTAGCTCCTAGAGATAGTTATAGCAGTAATTCATCAGCAATACAGTTTCTACCGTTAGAAGTTATAGCTAATACTCAAAGTGGATTTACTGATTTTGTTGTATATCCAACAACCGCAGTAACATCGCTATTTGTACAGGTAGTACGCGGCAACATTGAATCTGCACATTTTGTAGCTTCTAATATAGTATCTTATGTAGAAACAGCTAACTCAGTTATAACTGGTATATTTAATACACCGTATATTGCAGAAAAGAATTCTTTTGAACAAACCCCCCTAGTAAAACTATACTCTATATATTATCCTGGAGAGTGGTATCCTAAAAATGCTAATGGTAATCCATCTAATTCAGGAGATACCTTTCCTTGGCCTCACGGCTTTCCGTTGCGATATGCAGAAGTAGTGGGCGAGACTTATAGTGATTTTAACTATTCAGTTATTTTTGGTGGCAATAGTTATAAAGTTACTGCACTAGAGAGTGGAGACATTAGTACAGACAGTTCTGGTCAAATTAGTGAAATATCTTTATCTATTTCTAACTTTGATGGGTACATGGCTAGTTTAGTTGATAATGCTAATGTAGCTGGATTTAATTCTACAAATGCTACAATTGCATATATTAACGGTGAAGTAGTACAGAATATAGACCCTAGAACAGTACCGTCTAATGTGCATTATAATTCTTCAGTAGCTGCTTCTAGAGGGGTTAACGCTGCTCACACATATGAAACAACTGCAGCTACAGGTGCTACTTGGATACCGTTTAAAAGTGACTCTAGAGATCTGCTAGGAGCTATAGTAGAAATCAAACTTACTTATGCTAAGTTTCTAGACTATTGGCCTGAGTATTCTGTAGTAAAATCTGCTAACGTATCAGAAAATAGTATAACAGTATATTCTACGGGGCCCTATAGAGTTGGTGATATCATAACTTCTAATGCAAAGATTGGTTTTTCTACAGTTATATCGTCTATTGACGGTAATAAACTATTTTGCACCACAGATGATTTAGTAGACTCTGTGTCAGGTCATAAGATTTATATAATTAACCATGAAGCAGATAAAAATGCTTATGTAGAACATGCTTTTATTATTAATAGATTAGATGAGTTAGATGAACTAAAAGCTAATTTTAATATTAGCAATTGGTTACAGTATTTTAAAAACTCAGCTCCTAGAAAAAAGTTTTTTATTACTACATGCCCCTTTAGATATAAAGGAGAAGACTGTAAGTATCCAGCTAATGGAAGCGGTACTATAGTTGGATCAAATCCGCCATTAACTGCTAACGGATATTTTACTATTAATAATGTGTCTACTGGTAATTTATCAGAAGATATTTGTGCAAAGACTTTAACAGCTTGTTCACTACGTAAAAACTTAATTAACTTTGGAGGCTTTCCAGGTGCATCCACTTAATTTTAATAAGCTTGAGTCTGATATGCAATCTCACTCTATTAGAGAATATCCTAAAGAAGCTTGCGGTATTATAACTAAAGGTTTTGAATATATACCTTGTAAGAATATAAGTAATAGACCTAAAACTAGTTTTGTTATAGATCCACTAGCAATACTACAACATGAAGATGATATATGGGGATTCTACCACTCCCATCCAGGAAGTACAGATCCAATACCTAGTAAAAGAGATGTTAGTAGTACTGTGTTTTCAGAATATAAATTCTTAGTTGGGTTTGCTAATAACACATACATATACTGGTTAAATGATAGTTCTGAACTATCCTTTGAGAGATTTAATGAAAGTCACTGT